CCTGTCTCCAAATCCGATTCCAGACATACCTTTGGTCATTTCCCTGTCTGGATTGGTGTAGCCAGCCGTAGGCTCGCCAGTGTTGTCTGCAAACGCCAGTATGTCAGCGTAAATAACAGACTCCAAGGATTCTTTGGCGTAACGAGGCATTATCGCCTCGTCAATGGTTGTTGCCCGATACGGCCAATGGTCCAGTAGGCGCAGTCCTGATGCTTCACGCCCATACCATCCGTCCTTACAACAGGAACGTTGCAGGACGCCACATCATCCACTGAACGAGTGGCACAGCCGGGAAGAATGCCTGCCAAGACAGCGCAGGCAACAACCAAAAGAATGGCTTTCAGCATGATAGCAATCTCCTTTCCTCGTCCTTGAGTTCCACTTGGCGCATACGGATACGAGGCACATCCGGGTGCAATGGGTTAATCTCTCTCATGGCCCATGCATAAAAGTGTTGCAAGAGCCAGTTAATCATCAGTTTCAAAATCTTCATATTGTCCCTTGGCCGCGAGCGACAGGATTCTGCTGCCACCGAAAGTCGGTGCAATACACGACATGATGTTTCGCAGAACGATCCTTCTCGATCCACGAGCTCATCACCTTCATGATGTTGAACGGCAGATGCGAACAGTCGCGCTCACGATGAATGCATGTTGAACACATCCCGCCTTTGGGTTGGTATTCGTTCTTCATGTTGTTCTAAAAGAGTTCGCACACTCGTTTCAGTTTATATTTCCGGCAATAGGCTTTCTGTTCGGAAGACTTGACAATGCTGTAACACTGAGACCTATTAGGGCCAACAACGCACCATCCACGCCCATATTCCGACCTACCGTACTCGATTACCTGCCTTACATTTGTCCAATCGAGTTCCAGCGGATTGATCTTGGTCATGGTCAACCTCTAACCAACAATACTAAGGCGGTAGCCGCCGTAGCTAGTAGCACTACAACCCATAAGGTCAGAATCAACGTCCATGGGTCTGACGCCCACCGGCAACACTCCCGTGCCAAACGGTCGATCATCAATTTCAGCATGGCATCTTCCTTTAACTGGCTTTCTTATAAACATTAACAATAGTTAATGCCCATAAAAAAACCAGCCCGTTAGGACTGGTTCTCTTTGTTGCTGCGGCCTGTTACTTGGCGCGGGCAGTTGCACGCTCTGTCTTCTCGGCAGTCACACGTTCACCGCTGACACCGGGTTTCAGCGCACGGCCGGACGGGGTGGCAGGCACTTGCCGCTTGGTCATATCTTCCACCAGTGAATCGGCGATGCTGCGCACGCCCTTGTTCCCCATCTTTTCGGCAATGAAGAACAACAGTTGTTGAGTCAGCTTCTCGACGTCATGGATGGGCCGGTCCTTGATGAGTTCGAGGACGGAATCCCACAGCGGTTTCTCTTGGCGCTTGCGGCCACGCGCCGACTTGCGGGCAGTGGGCGAGGCAGACTCGACCGGCATCTGGTGACGCAAGATCGTGATCTCAGCCTGTTTGACTTCGGCCGGCTTCGACTCGTCAGACTCGATAGCCTTGATCCGCTCGTTGATCTTAGCCTGAGCTTCAGCAGCGGCTTGAGCCTTCAGCTTGTCACTGGCACCTAGCGAGATTTCCGCCCATGACTTGTCATAGTTCGGACGGTAGCCCGCTTCACAAGCCCGGCTCATGCGGTCCCACATTGACAGACGGTTGTAGATCGTGCGGTCAACGGTATTCGCTTCGAGGTACTTGGCAACCCCGAGCTTCACCTTGGCCGCTTCTTTGCCGATCAAGTCGCGGCGCTCATCCAACCCCTTGCGGAATTCGAGATGATCCTCGCGAGCGCATTTCTCCAGCTCACGCAGACGGTCCTTGTAGCTGACCTCAGCTCGAAGCTCTGCCTGCGCTGACTCTTCGGCTTCCTTGATGAAGACCAGCGCCAGCCCAGCACCGTAGGCACCGGCCGCGCCTTTCGCAGAGACCTTCTTGCCTCTGGGCTGCTTCTCCACCATGTTGGTGGCAGAGATTTTCTTCACGATAGCTTTCGCCATGATTTACCTTTCAGGGCACCTAGCCCTAACCCGGGATTAACAATTGTTAATGGCCGCTATCCGGGAATCGACCATCAAACGAGGAAAGCGCCTAGCTTTCCGACGTACTTACATTCTAGCTCAGGTGTGTTGTTACTAGGTGTTATATTTGGTAACAAGATGTAACTATCTCTTGACTGCCTAACGACAGTCAGCAGACAGCTAATTGATCCCGTGCCAGTATCGAAGTCTGTATGGCTTGATTTGTCTCGGCCAGATTGATCCGGTTAGGTCGGACGGTTCAGGAGGATAGCAGGGTATTTGGAAGAATCTCCAGTTAAACCTGCGCCTACGTTGTCTAAGTTTCATAGCTTCTCTTAAGCAGGACCAATTCGCAGGATACTAACTGCAATTGAAGCAAATTCCATACCGAATCAACCATTTGATTTGGTACATGGCTGTATCGGATGTACTGCCGCAATCGAACCAGCAGAAATATTTGTCAGATTGACTGTCCTCAGGCACATAGAGATTGAAAATCAAAGGTGGCATCGGTGCATTTTCAGCCGAAACTGTCCATGTGCCGTCTTCATGTTGGGTTGATTTGCAGGTAGTTGTAGCCAGCAAATCATCATAACTAAAAGTCACTTGCATACCCATGAGATTTCCTAAGCGGGATAGATTCCCAATTGTTGAGCCATGCTGTATGAATGCGCCAGCTTGGCAACGCGCAGTACAAGCCTGAGCTTGCGGGAAGCTTCAGACTCGTTAGGTTTGTACGGCTGACCACAAACAGCACAAACCATCTGATGCCTGTGATTCAGCACATACTTGTGCTCATGCTGAGTTTGCATGTTAGCTCCTTTAGGCGTAATGCCCCTACTGCCCACTGTCACTAGGCAGATAGCGCACTGCTAGGGATTTACTGCTCCTAGCTCCATGCTATTAACAAATTGTTAATGCCTTCGCCTTGCGGCTCATGGCGCTACCCTAGAGGTAGCGAGCTATTGCAGGCTAGATGACGATTCACCTAGCCATACTCGTATTCTGACAGGAATCAATAACCCTGTCAACACTAAGGTCATTTAGGGTTTTCCCCTATTTCTAGATAGCTGTATTCCCTAGCGTGCAGCTAGGGCGGATATTAACAATAGTTAATCTCCCTTGGAAATGTGAATACCCTGTTGATAAGTAAATTCTGGAAACAGAGGTATTACATCCTAGAAAGCTCCAGAATGGCCTACAACGAGTTATCCACAGGCACCCTTATCCGGGTATTCCGAAGCCTAGAAAACGGCTGTAAAGCCCGTTTAAGGGCTTTTAATACCTATTTCGTAGTGAGTAAATAAACAGTGGTTTCACGGCCTAGTCTGCGCTATCTATTTGATAGCAAATGTTGTGTCTCCAACCACAGGTCGATCATCAAGCTCTAGCCCGCGCCAATACTTGATTCCAGCATTATTCAAGTATCAAAATCCTCACACTGAAGCTATTAAACCATAAATATTTTAGGCTTAAATGAAATCTAGAATTTCAGGATTGGATAAATTGATTGAGGGAGGGGTGGGGGAAAAGATTGGGGATGGGAAAATTGCGTAAGGCATCATGACAAATTTTTATAATTTTCCATAAAATGCCCGGTTAATGATTTAAAGGCTCTGTAAGCGATTTTAGTAATAGATGGCTATCTGGGTATAGGCAGGACTAAATAAACGGCTCTAAGGCCGTTTTAATCGGTTTTACAGGTATTTCTATCTGGTAGGCTCGCTACAACGCTCGCAGAGCGTTTAAAGAGCGATTTAGCGATAAGATCGCTCGCAGAGGCAGAAATGCCTCCTTAAAAGAAGAAAAGAAAGTAACATAAAGAAAAGAAGAAAATATATAATACAAATCCCTAAAGGATTTGTATTTATTAACAATAGTTAATAATAGAATCCCTTAAGGGATTCTATTTATATATATATATATATATAATATTAATATAATATATAAAATAGCATAAATTCTGTAAAAGTCAAGGACTTTTTACAGATTTGTTAAATATTCCTGTTAAATGTCAATTTACTATTGACATTTTGTTACAAATATGGTATAATATAGATATAGGCTCACTAATTGTGAGCATTTTTTATTACATATCCTGTTCAACTCCGATAGGAGTCTTCAATGAAGAAAACCATTGCTGCCTGTGTGGCAGCCACCTTGACCACCCTCGCTGCTATCTCGGGTGGATTCTACATTTACCAGCATTACACCTTCGTTGAAGGTTCCATCCTGTCGGATGAATTCATCAATTCTGAAATGCAGACCATCCAGAATGTTTATCGGTTGGGGGCTATGCAAGGTTACGCTGCTGGGCGAAAAGCCTGCAATTCTGATACTTAAGGTTATGGATTTTAAAGAACGACTGAATAAAATCACCCTTCGGAATATGAAGGTCAAGCACGAAAAGAACAAGTCTTGGCCTATGGAAAAGAAGATTGAAGTGGTATCTCAATGGCTTGTTATTGGGAACATGAAGCAGGTTGCTGCTATCACCGGAGTCTCTTACGACCTCATTCGGCAATGGAAAACACAACCTTGGTGGAAAGAACTAGAACTTGAAATCCGCCAAACTCAGAACATTGAAATGGACACAAAGTTGTCCAAAATCGTTGATAAGTCCCTAGATGCTGTCCTTGATCGGGTGGAGAACGGGGACTTTATTTACGACCAAAAATCCGGTGAAATTAGGCGTAAACCTGCTGCTCTACGTGATATTCATCGTGTCGCTGTAGACACTGTAGAGAAGCGAGAACTCCTTCGTGGTAATGCCACTGAACGAAAAGAAGTAACCCAAATCTCCATTGAGGAGCAATTGAAATTACTGGCCGCTGAGTTTGCCAAATGGCAGAGTAAGCCTAAAGATGTTATTGAACTAGTGGAGGTCGAAGATGTGGAATATCGTGAAAACGATAATCCTACTGATTCACCTCGGAATGAAAGCGAGGTGAATCGTGCCGTATATGCGGAACGGGAAGAGGGACTACAAGAAGGAGAATCAGAAGTACAACTCTCGCCCAGAAGTGGTGAAGAAGAGGGAGGAGCGGAATAACGCTCGTCGTCAATTAACTCGTGAAGGGTTAGTGCATAAAGGGGATGGTAAAGATGTTGACCACAAAAAACCTTTATCCACTGGAGGTTCTACTAGCCGAAGCAATCTACGTGTCGTACCTGCATCAGAGAACCGATCATTCTCCAGAAACAAAGACGGCTCTCTTAAATCCCAATATTCCAAAAAAGAACGAGCCTCTAGGAAACGTAAATGAATCCGTTATTCATCGGCCCATTAGCCGAGATAATCAAAACAGTAATCAGTAGGATTCTTCCTGAAGACCCTGAAAAGGCTGCTGAAGCTCAGTTAAAAGTGATGGAATTACAGCAGTCTGGAGAACTTGCTCAACTTACTGCTGAGACAGATTTAGCAAAAGCCCAATTACAAGTTAATGTCGCGGAAGCGCAGAACCCTAATTTATTTGTTTCTGGCTGGCGGCCTGCTATTGGTTGGGTAGCTGCTATTTCGTTATTTACTTATTATGTGCCTTATTGTCTTGTTGCTACGTATGTTTGGGCACATCAAGTTTATGTAACTGAAAAACTTGTTTCTCGTCCTGATCTTGGTATCACTGATCTTCTTGGTCTTGTAGCGGGTATGCTTGGTATGGCTGGAATGCGTACCTTTGAGAAAATCAAAGGAGTTGCTGCCAAATAAAGGAGAATGCATGTTAACAGCGGATGTCATTGAAGGCTTCTCGGCCTCGTTGTTACAGAAGAACTTCGATGGCGCTGTTAAGTCTCCTGCTTGTCATAAAGAATGGTGGGCACTCTTTTGTAGTGAACACAAACAAGTTGCTATTGCTGCCCCACGAAGGCACGCAAAGACAACAGCGGTTACGCAAACCTGTGCATTAGCCGCTGCTTGTTTCCGGGAACGTGAGTACATCCTGATTGTGTCTGACACCATTACTCAGGCAGAACAGTTTCTCGGGGATATTAAATCAGAGTTAATGGAGAATGAGGCTTTACGAAGCCTCTTCAAAATCAAGGGATTCATCAAGGAATCCCAAGATGATTTTATCTGTATCACGGAAGATGGTCATAAGTTCCGCATGTCCGCCAAGGGCGCGGAACAAAAACTTCGTGGTTTGAAATGGGACCATAAGCGTCCTGATCTAATTATTTGCGATGACCTTGAAAACGATGAAATCGTTATGAACAAGGAACGTCGTGCTAAATTTAAAAGATGGTTTTATGCCGCATTGTTGCCTAGCTTGTCGTACAAGGGTAAGATCATGTATGTTGGGACGATTCTACACAATGACTCATTGTTGGAATCCCTTATGCCCAAACGCTTTGAAAAATACACAAATATTGAGCCACTTAAAACCTACTCCACTCGTCCAAAACCGGGTTGGAAGGCCGTAAAGTACCGGGCTCATACAGCAGACTTCTCCGATATTCTGTGGCCTGAGCAATACGACAGAGAATGGTTTATAACCAAACGACAGGAATATGTAGATCAAGGTCTTCCTGATGTTTATTCTCAGGAATTCCTGAATATTCCTTTAGATGAAAGTATTGCTTACTTTCGTCGGAATGATTTTAAAGATTTCACCGATCAAGATCGCTCAATCCTATCTAAACCTGATTGGAAAAAACACTTTAACTTTTACATTGCGACTGATTTAGCTGTTTCAACTAAAGAAGTAGCCGACTGGAGTGTTTTTACAGTAGGTGGTGTAGACGAGAATAACATTCTGTATATTTTTGATGTTATTCGTGGGCGAATGGACTCCAAGGAGATTGTGGAAACATTACTTTCGTTAGAACGTATCTATCAACCTATCTGTATTTCTATGGAAAAAGGCCAAATTGAGAAATCAATTGGCCCATTTTTACGTCAGCAAATGCTAGAAACTAGCACATTTCCACATATTCTAACGATTGCTCCTTCTATGGATAAACTTACACGGGCTAGGTCAATTCAAGCTCGTATGAGAGCTGGCGCAGTTAAGTTTGATAAAAAAGAAGAATGGTTTTTTGAGCTGGAAGAAGAATGTACTTTGTTCCCGCGAGGAAAACATGATGACCAAGTTGATTCTCTAGCATATATTGGTTTAATTCTTGATCGAATGATTCAAGGACGTACTGAACGTGAAATTGCAGATGAAGAATATGAAGAAGAATTTGAAGAATCTGGGCTTGTTGAAGCAGGCAGAAACACACACACTGGTTATTAAGGAGCCGTATGGACGAAGAGCAAAATAAATCGCCCTTAGCGGCTATGATTGAGTCAGTTAACCTTGCTGAACGAATCAACGAAGACGATCTCATCAAGATTGGACAAGATGCAAAGCAAGGTTATGAAATGGACTGTTCTTCTAGGGAAGAATGGTGTAAAGCTGTTGATGACTGGACAAAATTAGCTAAACAAACAGTAGAACAAAAAGTCTTTCCTTGGCCTAATGCCTCGAATGTAAAATACCCGCTGCTGTCTACCGCTGCTATGCAGTTCGCAGCTCGTGCCTATCCTAGCCTCTTACCTTCTGACGGTAAGGTTGTGAAGGCTAAGGCAACTGGAAAAGACCCTGATGGATCTAAAACCAAGATCGCTGAAGCTGTGTCCATTTATATGTCTTGGCAACTGATGGACGAAATGCACGGATGGGAAGAAGAAATGGATCGCTTGTTGATTATGTTGCCCATTGTAGGCACGATCTTCAAGAAGACTTATTGGGATTCTATCAAACAAGTTAATTGCTCCAAGATGATTCTTCCTAAGCATCTAGTAGTTAACTACTGGGCTAAGAATCTCTGTGAAGCGGAGCGTATCTCTGAAGTCCTAGAGGTTAATCCTAGAGTCCTTAAGGAACGCCAACAAGCTGGCCTATGGTTAGACATTGATCTCGGTGGTCCTACTATCGAAGAGGCAATGGAGTTTAGTGTTGATGAAAATAATCCTGCTGAACTGGATGACACTACTCCATACTTATTTATCGAACAACATACCTATCTTGATTTAGATAAGGATGGGTATAAAGAACCTTACATTGTAACTTTTCACAGACCTACTGGAAAGGTGTTCCGTATTGTAGCTCGTTATGATGACAAGACAAGTTACTACAATGATAAGGGTGATATAATTAAAATTGAGCCAATCCAATATTACACAAAATATGGATTTGTTCCTAACCCTGATGGTGGCTTTTACGACATTGGTTTTGGAGTTCTACTCGGACCTTTGAATGAGTCTGTCAATACTTTAATTAATCAGTTAATTGACTCTGGCACGTTAAACAACCTTCAAGGTGGATTCATCGGCAAGGGACTACGGCTACGTATGGGAGAAACCAAGTTTACTCCCGGAGAATGGAAAGCTGTTAATGGGACTGGTGACGATCTTAAAAAGCAAATTGTTCCGTTACCGTCCAAAGAGCCTAGTAATGTTCTATTTCAATTAATGGAAGCACTGATTACTTCTGGCAAGGAACTTGCGTCTGTTGCTGAAATTTTCGTTGGAAAGATGCCGGGGCAAAATACTCCTGCCACAACGACAATGGCTAGTATTGAGCAGGGTATGAAAGTATTTACGGCTGTATATAAGCGTATTTACCGTGCTATGTCGGAAGAATTCCAGAAGTTATATCGCTTGAACGGAATTTACCTTAATCCTCGTACTTACGTCGAAGTTGTTGGGATGGAAGTTAATCCTGAAGACTTCAATAATGAAGATCATAAGATATTTCCGGGAGCAGACCCTACTGCTGTTTCTCAAACAGAGAAACTTTTGAAGTGGCAAGGGTTGATGGAAATGCTTCAATCGGGAATGCCCCTTGATCCTGTTAAGGTAATGATTCGTGGCTTGGAAGCTCAAGAACAACCTAATTGGCAAGAACTGATTCCTCCGCAAATTCTGCAAACCGGCCAAATGCCCCCGCCTCCGCCTGATCCCAAAGTGATGGCTCTGCAAATGAAGGCACAAATTGATGGTCAGAAAGCTCAAAGCGATATGCAGTTGCAAGCACAGCAAGTTGAGATGGATCGTCAGAGTCAGCAAGCAGAGTTGGCTATGAAACAACAAGAACATGATATGGAAATGCAGCACAAGCAACAAGATATAGCTTTGGATGCTGCTAATTCTATTATGACTCAAAGGGCAAAGATTGCCCAAGAGAAGATGAAAGTACATCAACAAGCTCAGCAAGGTCAACAAGCCTTGCAACATGCTGAGCAAGCGCATCAGCAGAATTTACAACATACTGCTGAGCAGAGTAAAGCCAAAGCCGAGGCTACTAGGAAATCGGCCAATTCTAAAGGAGCTAATAAGAAGTGACTTTAAGTGAATGGAAGAGTATGGCTATTACACAAGAGTATATGGCCGAACTAAAACGTAGGAGTGATGAGCAAACGGAAGCTCTTGTTGGTAGTGCAGGACATAATCCGATTCTCGACTCTTACCGCAGCGGAGTAATCGCTGCATACAAAGATGCAGTGGATTTCCACTTTGAGGAGGACTCAGCTTGATCGAAGTTATTTTACACAGAGTTCTAGTTGAACGGGATATTCCCGAAGATACAGATGCTGTTATCACACAGAAGGAAATGAAGCGTCTTGGCTTGTTAACTGCTCCGACAGTGGAGAAAGAGTTAGAAAAGAAAGCCTTGCGTGAAAATGCTTCTATGGATAAAGGCCACGTGGTTTCTATTGGACCCACGGCCTTCAAAGATTATGGGATCGAGTGCCCTATCAAAGTAGGAGATTATATCTCTTATGCAAAGTTCGGTGGTAAAGACATCACTGATCCTGAAACTGAAAAGACATTTGTTGCGATAAACGATGAAGATGTTATTGCAATTCTTAGTAGAAAGGAGCCTTTAGATGGCTGAAAATACGGAAGACCTTGGTAATACTCCTGAACCTCAGGAAGAAGTAAGTACAAATAACGAACCTGAATATAGTGACGTTGAAAAACGTGCTATGGAGCAAGGTTGGGTTCCCAAAGAACAATATAGTGGAACTGGTAAGTGGCGTGATGCTGAAGAGTTTCTTGATCGTGGTGAGTTGTTTTCCAAAATCGACGATCTCAATCGTAAGAATCGATCTCTAGAGACTACCGTTCATGAAGTCAAACGTCACTATAAGAAGATTGCTGAAGCAGAATACAACCGTGCCTTGCGTGAACTGCGTGCTCAGAAAAAGGATGCTTTAGATATTGGCGACTCTGAGCGAGTTGTTCAAATTGATGAAGCAATTCAAAATACTAAGGTTCAGCAAGCCCAAGAACTGCGACAGCTTGATGCTACTCCGCAAATGCCTCCGGCTGAAAATCCTGTATTTATGGTTTGGCAAAACCGGAATCCTTGGTATTCCCAAGATCGTGCTATGAAAGTCTTTGCTGATACGTTAGGCGAAGAACTTGTTGTTAAGCATGGAATGCATGATCCTAAAGAAGTTCTTGCTGAGATTGAACGGCAAGTGAAAAAAGAATTTAGCCACAAATTTAACAATCCTAATCGTAATAAACCTGGGGCTGTTGAAGGTGGTGGTAAGTCTGGTGGTGGTAAGTCTAATGAGGCTTTCCAACTTACCGCTGAGGAGACTCAGGTTATGAACAAATTCGTGAAAAACAAGGTGATGACTAAAGAAGAGTACATTGCTGAAATTAAAGCGAGTAGAGGAGTTTAATTATGACTACCGAAAAATTAGGAAAAGCGCCAGAGCGCAGAGTTCGTCGGACACCTGTAACTGGGCGTAACCGATTGAGCGTTCGAGGGAAAGACCCGGACTTCGTTTATCGAATTGTCAATGACACGGAAGACCGTGTGCAAACTCTCCAAGAAGCCGGTTACGTCTTCGAGGAAAGTAATGAGGTTGTACTTGGTGGAGAACGTGTTGACGATACTTCTAGTTTAGGTAGAGTCAAGCATGTTTCTGTCGGTGGCGGGGTCAAAGCCGTTCTTATGAAACAACGTAAGGACTGGTACGAAGAAGACCAAGCTGCGAAACAGGAATATGTTAAAAAGACGGAGGATGCCATGCGACCTGATCCTAATGATGGTGGTTATGGAAAGGTGGGGATTACCCGCCGTTAATTCTTCTACCCATTAGGATTGTCTATTTACACTTTTAAATGGAGAATTGCTAATGGCAAGTGTATCTCGTATTAACGGCTTTAAACCCGTTAAACACATTAATGGCTCTCCGTGGAACGGCCAAGCAAATCTATACTTTGCGGCATCTGGTAACTCTGATGTGATTATGGTCGGTGACGCTGTGAAACTTGCGGGTGATGCCCGTAATCCTTCCGGTGCTCCCACGGTTGCTCGTTGTGGTGCTACAGATGTTCCGGTCGGTGTTGTGGTTGGTATCCTGTTTACAGGCGTTGGTGACTCTCAAAACGTCCCTCCGGTTACCGCTCTCGATACTCCGGTTTATCGTGCAGCTTCCACTAATCGTTATCTTTTGGTCTGCGATGATCCTACAGTGGTCTATGAAACGCAGTATGCTGGCACTTCTGTTGCCGCCGCCACTATTACCGCTAACGTCGGTCTGAACGGTCAGTTTGTTACAACTGCTGGTTCTACGACTACTGGTTCTTCTGGTATGCAGCTTGATAGTTCTGGTTTAGCCACGACAGCTACGCTTCCTTTGAAGATTGTTGGCTTCCCGAATCGTCCCGATAACGTCCCCGGTGACACCTATTTCTCTTACTACGTTAAGCTGAATGGTGCTCAGATGAGCGACGGTACTGGCACGGCCGGTGTTTAATCTATAAAGGAGAAATTAAATGGCTGCTGGTATTATTACTTCTGGTAGTTTTCCCAAAGCACTATGGCCTGGTGTCAAAAAGTGGTATGGGATGGCTTATGAAGATTATCCCGTACAATATGACAAACTCTTTGACAAGAGTACATCTGACCGTGCATGGGAAGAAATCGTTGGTACGTCTGGTTTAGGTCTTGCGGTAGTTAAGTCTGAGGGTGCTCCGGTCACTTATGATTCGGAACAGCAAGGCTTCACTTCGCGCTTCCAGCACGTTAACTACGCTCTTGGTTTTATTATCACTCAGGAAATGATGGATGATGACCAATACATGATCGTGGGTGAACGTCGCTCGAAGGGTCTTGCGCGTGGTATGCGTCAGACGAAGGAAATCAATGGCGCTAACGTGTACAACCGTGCTTTTAACACTTCCTATACAGGTGGTGATGGTAAGGCGATGATTGTTTCGGATCACCCGAACGTAGCTGGTGGCACTTGGTCCAACGTGATCGGTACTGCGGCTGACCTTTCGGAAGCCTCTCTGGAACAAGCGGTTATTGATATTCAAGGTTTCACGGATGATCGCGGTCTTCTGATTGCGGTGACTCCTAAGAGCCTGATTATCCCGCGTCAGTTGACTTTTGAAGCTCAGCGTATCCTTAAGGCTGATGGTCGTGTTGGCACTGACAACAACGATCCGAACGTGCTGAAAATGCTCGGCTCTATTCCTGAAGTGGTGGTTAACCAATTCCTTACAGATTCGGATGCTTGGTTCATTCGTACTTCTGTGGAAGGTCTGCACTACTTTGAGCGTAAGGCTGATTCGTTTGCGCAAGATAATGACTTCGATACTGAGAATGCTAAGTTCAAAGCGTCCGGTCGTTATTCGTTTGGTTGGTCTGATCCGCGTTCCGTGTACGGTAGCGCGGGTGCCTAACTATAGGTAATTAATGATTGTAGGTTCTGCTAAAGAAGCCCGTAAAACTAAAGACGGATGGGCTAAGTATATGCGAGAGTATAGAAAAGCCCGTCCTGATGTTATGCGGAAAATTGACATCAAGAAAAAGTTTGGATTAGAGTACGATGAGTATTTGAAACTACTTGAGTCCCAAAATAACATTTGTGCTATTTGTAAACAACCAGAGACTAAGTTAGATTATCGGACTGGTAATGTATTAAATCTTTCTATAGATCATTGTCATGCATCTGGAAAGATTAGAGGTCTTTTGTGTATGGACTGCAATAGGGCAATTGGTATGCTTAACGATGATGTATCAATTTTAGAATCTGCAATTTCCTATTTAAAGAAAGGAAATTGACCTATGGGTATTCTAGTTATCAATACACCTGCTGCGAGCGTCACTTCAACAGTTCCTGTTGCAAAAGATGTTCAAGCAAAGGTGTTTCAAGTTGCACGATCTGAAACTTCTTCTGTTGTTAAACTAATCCTTCCTGCGGATGCTACTATCCTTAGTGTTGTTCGAGAAGGAAGCACAGCATCAGATGCTGCTACTACTGCTACAGTAACTATTACAGTTGCCAACAATGGTGGTACAGTTAGTTCTAAAGCAGACGACGTTAAAGGTAGCGGAGCAACAACTGGCTTTGTAACTATGTCGAGTTTGCCTAACGCAGAACCTCGACCGCTGAATGGAGATTTAACCGTTTCAGCTATTTATGCCGAGACTGGCACAGCTTCTACAACTGGCGGTCCTTGGAATTACGTAGTCAATTACGTGCGATAAACAAAGGGCCTCTTCGCAGGCCCTTTTCTTTTTAAGGAAAATAAATGCAAACTAACATTGCAAAACTTAACACAGATCGTACCAAGGTTCAGGAAGTATACGCTACTGCTAACGGCGAACTTGTAGTTACAGCCACAGCCACTGGAGCCTCTGCTATTCCAGTTCAAGGGGCAGATTCTGCTGGATCAAACGCAACAGCTAATCCCGTTCAAGTTGGTGGTGTAAATCCTACTGGTAAATCTACTCCGTTTAACACCGATGCTAATGGGAATTTGCAGGCGGTTGGTAACGTGGCTTCCGCCGCCACCGACAGTGGTAATCCGGTAAAGGTCGGGGGCAAATATAATTCTACTCGTCCAACATTAACTGATGGTCAGCGAGGTGATTTTCAACAAGGTACACGAGGATCACTTGCTGTTCAATTAATGGCCCCGGATTCTGCTTCCAATATTACAGCAACTACGCCTTCTACAGATGGTAATTCAACTGGCGCAATCGCCTTGTCCGCCATTAATTATCCTTTAGTTTTTAATGGAACAAGTTGGGACCGCGCGCCTGGTAACACATCTGGTACATTTGTGCAAGGTAAGACTGCCGATGGCGCAGCTCAAACCGCTAACTCTGTTTCTATTGCTGGTAAGGATGGCTCTGGAAATGTGCAAACCCCGCTTGCTGCTGCCGGTGTTACGGATGCAGTATCAAATGCGGTTGCTTTGCTTTACACCCGAGCATTCGATTCTGTTTTTAATGGGTCCACTTGGGATCGTTCAGTTAAATCCAACCTTACAGCTAGACTCTTAACCTCTGCTGCAACTACAAACTCAACTCTTGTTAAAAATGCAGCCGGTAATCTACATAAGATCACGTTAAACGTGGCAGTAGCTGGTAAGTTTTTAAAAATCTATAACAAAGCTAGCGCCCCCACAATTGGGACTGACACACCTGTTATGACTATCCCGCTTCCTACAACTGGATTAGTTCAGTTGGATTTTGGTGCGAACGGACATTACTTCAGTGCAGGTATTGGGTTTGGTCTTACAGGAGCGATTGCTGATGCAGATACAACAGCCGTGGCTTCGGGAGATATTACAGGCATTAACGTCATATATAGCTAATCATGTCGAAAGCCATTAAGAATACTATTTCTGCTAATGGAATTACTATAGCTTCTACTGATTACACAGCAGGAGCTATTACTTCTTTGATTTGGAATAGACAACAGTTCATTAATGCATATGACCATGGTAGAGAATTACAAAGTGCAGTATCTTTTGACAATCTAGGCGAGGCATTCAATCCTACAGAAGCAGGTAGTTATCTCGATGGTAATTGTCCTAATAACAGCACTAGTGTGCTTCTATCGTCTTCTGTAGGAACTGGTGTTATGCAGACTAGAACTCAGATGGCATTCTGGAATCCGGTGAATGGAGTTGCTTTAAGCGATCATATTGTAGATAAAACTACTAGGATCGGTTACAAAGGATTGACAAATGTAATTCAGCATACAATTACATTTACCATTCCAGCAAATGAAACACATTCTATTGGACAGTTTGAAGTCTTAACTGGCTACATGCCATCTAGTTTCTCAAGGTTTAATACTTTAAATTTATCGACTGGACAACTTAGTTCTTTGTCAGATGGTCCGGGAGAACAATCCGATCCAATTATTTTCACTGATAATAGAGGTAAGTTTGCTATGGGTTGCTACAGTCCGACTACGCTAACTAATGGTGGTTATGGCAGGTGGCGTTTCCAAGCAGACAACTGTGTGAAGTGGAATATGGTTAGCCGAATAAATAATCCTAGTGGTTCATATACGTTTACTGTTTATACGATTGTTGGAACTCTAGCGAGTGTAATCGCTTCTATGAAAGCATTAGCATTATGACACATACTTATAAACCTGGAAGCTGGAATGCTATTTGTGATTTATGTGGATTTAAGTTTAAGTCAGATCAACTGCGTAAACGATGGGATGGTTTAATGGCGTGTGAGGCTGATTGGGAAATGCGTAATCCACAGGAGTTTATTAAAGTTCCTAAGGATAACCCATCAACACCTTGGCAACGTCCAGAAGCTACTGATACATTTGTTTCAGTTACTTTTAGACCCATCAACTCAACCACTAAAGATGTGACTCCACCGTAAGGATAATTATGCAACATTTTAAAGATTTTTTTGATGGGGTAGCAATTAGTGTCGGTGCCGCTGCACTTCTTCAAATTATTCCTGTGGTAACAGGAATATTAACAATTGTTTGGCTTATATATCGAATTAAGGATATGAGGCTTGCAGTTAAATTAAAAGAAAAGCAACTAGGAGAATAAGCGATGTCAACTAGCGGTAGTTATGATTGGAAGCTAAATCGAAATCAAGTTATTACAGCCGCTCTTCGTAAGTTGGCCGTACTTCCTTCCGGTGGAACTGCTTCCACTGCGCAGATTAATGATGGAGTGGATTCTCTTAATGCTATCTTAAAGGCATTTCATGCTGATGGTATGCCTTTGTGGGTCATTACGTCTAAAACCTTTACTGTAACTTCGGGGACTAACACTTATACTATTGGTATAAGTCAGACCGTTAACGCCCCTCAACCTCTTAAGTTGATACAGGCATTCTATACTCCTTCTGGATCATCGTCTGTTCCTATGAATATTTATACAGGATATGACTACCATGTGCTTCCTGACTCTGGAGCTAATGGTCTTCCTGTTAATATTTATTACCAGCCGTTAATGGATACTGGTACAATTAAATTGTGGCCTACTCCTAACGATAGTACAACAACTGTAACTGTGTACTATCAACGTCCCTTTCAAGATATGGATAATTCCACTGATGATTTGGATTTTCCTAATTATTGGACACAAGCAATTATCTATAACTTAGCATGGGCTTTGGCTCCTGAGTATGGCATTCCTCCTACAGACCGTAGCATTTTGATGAAGGAAGCTGTTTATTGGAAAGAATACGCCCTTAGCTTTGGAACAGAGGAAGGTGGTCTTTTTCTTCAACCCGATTGGAATGGTAAACAATAATGGCTTTCACGACAGCACCGGCTTTAAGCACATATGAAACAACTAAACTACCTCCTGTTTATGATTTAGATATTCCTTTAGGAACAGCGTTTCCTTATGCTGGGTTAACAAATATTATTCCATTGAAGGATATACACTCTGATAAAATTTACGGGCAGACCCGATATTGTATTTCTTCTAAATGGGTTAGTTCTTCCTCCCACGATCAATACTGTCGTGGAATGTATGTTTGGGAAAAATCTAACGGAGTTGTTTACTATTTTGTAGTTATCCATGAGGAGACTGTTAATACTTCTAAAGTGTATTCTTCCACTAATGGAACTAGTTGGAGTGCTGTGAATACACTAACAACTGATGCAACTACCCCAGTTAGATTTACAGAGTTTATTGACTCTACTAATATTAAAAAGCTAGTAATGGTAGATGGCTTAGAAGGATATGTGTTTACTTCTAACGCTGCTGGTACAAAAATTACCGATGTGGATTTTCCTTCTCCACATGTACCCTTTCCTGTTTTTTTGGACGGGTATCTTTTTTTGGCTAAAGCAGATACTGCCGATATTTATAACAGTGATCTTAATGATCCAGCAGTGTGGACTGCCGGTAGTTTTATTAGTGCTGAAATGTATCCGGACAATATACAGGCATTGGTTAAAATTAATAACTATTTAGTGGCCATTGGGGCCCAGAGTTGCGAATATTTTTACGATGCAGCGAATGCAACCGCGAGTCCGTTAGCTAGATTAGAGGGTGCTAGTGCTGGATTTGGAACATTATTTCCAAACAGCATAGCATCTTCTAAAGATAAAATTGTAATGTTAGCTAATAATAATGATGGAGAGTCTTGTTTTAAATATATAGAGGGAACTAGGTCTCAAGACATCCCATGTCCATTTATTCAACTATGGTCCTCAACATCTAATGCGCTTGCTTGCCGAGGTTCTTTTATTAGGCAGTACGGTAGTTTGTTTTACTGCTTTACCTTTGACGGCTTAAGTCAAGCTGTCCCTAACAGTTTTATGTATGCTTTAGAAACACAATATTGGATTAAATCTAGCATATACAATGGGGGTGTGCTGCCTGCTTTTTTTACTAACGAAGCTACATCCAGCGCCCCTACTACTTTTCTTGCCGGGCACATATACGGTACATCTAGTTTTAATGTGCTATTTGGAACATTAAATCCACTATCTAAATATGCTAGTCCTAAATCTATGGACTCGTTTACAGGAGATAGCACTGATTTAAAGGCTATTCCGCAAACAATAAGAACGCCGTCAATAGACTTTGGTACAGTTAATAGAAAGTTTATGTATAGATTTGGAATAGAGTTTTTGTCTATTATATATAATACCACATCTAGTACAGAAGGATTTACAGTCAATATATATGATACAGGGCAGACAGGTCCTGATAGTGTTACCTTTTCCACTTATATTTATAAGGATTATAGTTTTCCTTTCGTAACTCAGTTAGGTACGTTTAGACAGCGGGCTTTTGAAGTAACTACTACGTCTTCTTATCCGGTTAGATATAATGGATTTGAAGTAGATATAAACAAAGGACAACAATAATGGCAAACAGAATAGGCGTAGCCCCAAAGAATTCTGATATTTTAAAAGAAGTTCCATCTAACGACTTATGGTTTAAAACCGTAGAGTCACGCCTTAATATCTATTCAGGAAGTAGTGATCCAACGGCTTCTGATGTTCCAGATGGTCAATGGCTTCTATGGAGAAACACCACCACTGGCGCAATTAGTTTGTGGTCTAATTACAACGGCACAGTAACTAGCATTGGAACAATAGGACCTAACATTGCTGTTTCCGGTTCTATTACTTCTAGTGGTGGTGGTATTGGATATGCTACCGGAGCCGGTGGTACAGTTACTCAGCTAACGAATAAAACTACTGGAGTTACTTTAAATAAACTTTGTGGGCAAATTACGATGGCGTTTGGCAACCTTACTTCACATGCTACGGCCTCATTTACGTTCACAAATAGTTTTATTGCTGCGGGTGATTTGCTTATTCTAAACCATGTATCTGGGGGTACTGCTGGAGCTTACGCATTTAATGCGCAGTGTACTGGCGGCTCTGCTTTAATAAGTATAAATAATTTGTCTAGTGGTGGGTTGAATGAACAACCCGTTATAGGATTTGCTGTAATTAAAGCCGTCACTTCTTAAAGGAACAAACAATGCCTTACGATTTATCTAATCTGTCAAATGTGTCAAACTACTTGTCACAACAACGAAATTCTGGAATGTATGTGCCATCCAACGGAAGCATGAACATGCCTTCTCGCGGTTGGGATGGTTGGAATAACTACAACGCTAATAATACATACACTGCTAATGGAACTACGCCGTTGCCGGATACAATTAACAATATTCAACAACAAGGTCCACGTAACAATAATGGATTACGTAAACAATATCAGGATCAGTATGCATCATTGTTTCATCCACTATTACGTAATATAAATAACTATCCATTATTGTCTCCTGAAAGACGTAATTACGGTAATTATATACACAATACAATTCGGCCATTAATGGACCAATACCGATGGGATGGGCGCGGGCAAGCTCCTACGCTACCACAAATCACTGCGTATGATCCCGCACAAACATATTAACACAATTCCCTAAGGAATAAACATGCCTGATTTAACACAAGCGAATTTAAACTCAGTTATTCAAAAACTGAATACCAGTAATGGATGGGGAAACTTCGATCCGAGTTTATATTACGCCGATGCCACAGGCGGGGGTTACCAGGATCAGGGTTACACGGACCCGTATTACCACGGAGATCAGTCTCAGATCGGTGGTGACATCAATATAGATGGTTGGACCCTTTCTCCGTACATGCAAGGCTCTCAAACCGAGGGTTCGGATGGCTCTACTCAATACAAGGGCTACTGGACAGCCAGCCCTACGGGCACGCAACTTAAGCCCGGAGAGTCTTACTACACGTTCGTTCCCGGCCAGAACGGTAGCGTCGATAACATCGTGCGTCGCGGTGGCGACTATGCCGACATTCTGACTGAAACATGGCAGGACCTGTGGCCGGTTGTGGCGATGGTGGCGGGAGGCGCGGCATTGGGTGGTCTCGGTGCGGGAGCTGGGGCGGGAGCTGGAGCAGGAGCCGACGCCATTGCCTTGGCGGATAGCGTGTATGGCGGCTCAAGTCTTGCGGCGGGATTGGGCGCGCCTGAGCTGGTGGGGGCCGCAGGAGGTGTCGGCGGCTTGGCCGACGGCGCGAGCCTAGATGCTTTCTACGGCGGTTTGGATGGCGGGGCTACCTTAGGTGGAGGTGCTTCTATAGATGGAGGTGCTGCTTTGGGAGCTGGCGGATTTGCTGGCGATCCATCGGCCGTAGGCTACGATCCCGGAGGCATTGATACCGGAGTGGGAAGTTCTTCTGATTACAACTACGTCAACGGCTCAGACCTGAATAGCGATATTGCTACAAATACAGGAACGGTTCCCGCAGGCTCTGTTAATTCAGGAGTAACTACAACAGGCGGAGCACCCTCTAGTGGCCCCACTGTTAATGGCTCTGGAACAACTACTTCTCCTGGAACATCGAGTCCCGGAGGCACGGGTTCTGGCGGCACTGGTTCGGGAACAGGGACCGGAGGTATTAACTTAAACGGTTTACTCGGATTACTTTCTGGAATCTACGGAGCGAATCAGCAGAGTGGTGCAGCAAAAGATATGCTTGACTATCTTAAGCAGCGCCAACAAATGAATGACAACATGTATGCCCCCGGTTCTAATGAGTACAATTCTTTGTGGGATGAAATGTCTCGGAAAGATGCGGCTGCCGGTAGAAACAGCCAGTATGGCCCTCGCTCTGTTGATCTTGCTTCCAGAATCGCACAACTGAAGATGAACGCCAATACGCAACTTACTTCTAACATTGCTAAGTATATGGCAGATAGTTATAATCAACGAGCTAATGCAGGTACAAACATTACGTCGCTTCTTCCTTCGTTGCTCAGCAATTCAGGTTCTGGAAGTAACTTATCGTTGTCAAGTCTTACTCAATTGATAAACAGTTTAACTAACAATCCTTCAGTTATTCCTGATGTTGGATTTGGCACAGGAAATGATTTTGGCAATTTAGATTTAGGCCAATTCCTTTAAGGAGTAATTATGTCTGATTTATCTTCTCTAATGCAGATTGCTCCTTATGCTGGAACATATATGGCGGGCCAGCAAAACGTAGCTGATCTGGCTCAGAAAAATGCTGAAACACAAAGGCTACAGCAATTAATCCAATCGTTACAGATTGCGAATCAGCAATCTCAAACAATGAATCCGTTATTGGTTCAACACCAGTCTTTACAAAATCAAGGGCTGGAGGCTGGACTCCCAGGTATTCAAGCGGAATCGAGTAAAAAGCAATCTGAAGCAAAACTAAAAGCTGGAACATTGGATTCAGATATAGAGGCGGGCAATTCTGCAAATCAAACTAAACTAACACAGGATAAAGTTAAGCAAATACAAGCAACAGGTCAATTGCTGTATGGAGCGGGAGCCTTTGCTATGAATGCGGAAGGTCCGGGTGGTGCTAAATTAGCAGTAGCGGATTTTCTAAAACAGCATAATATTCCTTTAGATCATCCCGGTGCGCAGATGACATTAAATATGTCTCCTCAGCAGATGATGCAATATGGTGAAACTATGATGAAGCATAGTGAAGATTACTTGAAGAGTATCGACACTGAGAAACTTCGTGCAGATAGCCATCTTAAAGGTGTTGGTATGCAAGTTCAAGGCCAAAAAGACGTTGAACAAATGCGTATTGATGCTGGAAAATATAAGAAGGCTGATAAGAGTCGTTTTGAAAATTATTTCAGTACTCTTAAAACGTCGCGTGATAAACATGCTGCTTTGGTCGATGAGGCCACTAAAGCTAGACTCGGTGGTGATATGTCTACCGCTGCAAACTTCATGGCTCGGGCTGAGGCGCTTCGTCCGCAAGCTGAAGCTGAAATTTCTGCAATCAATCCGAAACCGGGTACAGTTGATCTCAGTAAAATTGGTGGGGACAATACCATTCCTACCAATGCTAAGCCTTCAATTGCTCCTCAGGTTACAGGAGAAGGGGGACCCTCTGCCGCTGGCCAAGCCCAAGTTCCGAACCCTCAACATATAGCAGCACTACGGGCTAATCCTAGCGCCCAAATGAAGGCGTTCTTTGACCAGAAATTTGGCTCTGGAGCTGCTGACAAAATTCTTAATGGCAAATAAAGGAAACTAAATGGCTAATCCCTTTGATCAATTTGATGAATCTACATCGAATCCGTTCGATCAATTCGATTCCCCTGAGGAAAAGAAAAAGAAAGATAAAAAGGGATTCTGGCAAGAGCAAGCCGCAAATACGCTAGGCACCGCTGCGGCGCTTGGTGATGTTGCCTTGGGCGCACTTAAAATGCCCTTACAGGTTGGCACTACCGCTATCGGTAAGTTGGTTACTCCGGACGTTAGTACGGAAGCCCATCGTATGGCTTCACAGGAAACTGTGGAGAAGGCATTTCCGTCTATAGGCCATTCTACAGGAGCAGATGAGAACCTAGCCTATCAGAACATCATGAAGCCTTTCGAGCTTCTTGGTGAAGGCGTGGATTGGATTGGCAATCGTTTCGATGATAAAAATATATCAGGTGCGGTAAAGAACACCATTGATGCGGCTATGCTTGGTATTGGAATTCCCGGTGCTAGAGGTCTTGGGCGTGGTGCTGCTAAAATAGCAGAAACCATTGACCCAGGCATTCGGAATGCTGGTAAAGCTGGAACTCTCCGCAAAGAAGCAACTTTATTAGAAAACATTAAAGCAAAGCAAGCAGAATTAGATAAACAAAAAAATCTTACTAATAAAAATCCATTTGACCAATTCGACGAAGTAAAACAACAAGAACTCCTTACTCCTGACAACCAAGGTAAAGCTGCTAATCCGTATGAAGCCCAAGAAGGTTACTGGACTGTAGACGAAAACGGCATTCCTATTCGTGCAGACCTTTCTATGGAAGCACAGAACTTAGAGAATCCTCTTCAACGCAATCTTTTTGGCGATGAATTGCAGACTCGTGCGAATCCTGTTGGGCAATCTGCTCAACTTCCGATGGATCGTGATGTTATGGGTTTCCCAAAGATGACCGAAGACCCGCGTAGGATCATGGAAAACGATCTGGGTATGACTCAGGCTCTTGACAAGATGGAAGATACTCCTTGGCGTGGTCCTCGTGATGAAGCTATCGACTTGCTGAAAGGCGAAATAGAGGTTCCGGGAGAACTCAAAGCTGCCAAGATGGAAGCGGATATTCCTACCACCGTCCGTAGTCCTTACACGGATCCTACAGTTGCTGGTAGAGATTACAATGGAATTCCTCTTAAACAACGTGGTGCTATCAATCCTGAAGTCTTTAAAGAAGGATTTGAGAAGCTAAAAAAACTGGCTGATGGTACGTGGCTTCGTGCCCATAGCGATGGTCAAGCACTTACTATCGACGCTATTAAAGATAGCCATAAAATTGGCTCTTCTACTTTTGATCCAAAATACTTCGGTAATGAAAGAAATCTTGAGGCGTTTCATACGGGATTAAATGCTGATTCTCGTGGGAAAGGATACGCTTCTGAAATCTATAGATTTGCGTCCGAGTTAGGTAATGACATCCAGCGTTCCTCTGTCCAAACTAAGTTTGGTAAGGAAATGTGGGATGGGTTTGAGCGCAACGGTCTAGCCAAAGATGGGATGATTAAATCTCCCGGCAACCGTCAAATGGGAGCTGTTCGTTTAGGAGAAAAGAAGAACCAACAACTTGAAAAGGTTTTCGGTAAGAAGAACATGATCCCTGATGATCCTGACGTTAAGGCGGGTATTCAGGAAGCATACGGCGATGTTGACTCTAAAGGTGGAATTACGGGTCCGTCGACTCTATTTGAATCTGGCTCTACATTGGGCTGGATGAAGCGGAGAAGCATGGTTGTTCAATTAGCTTCTCGCCTTCTACAGAACGCTGAAAAACGTGGTAGCTTGAACATCATCAAGAATGTGTTTCCTACTGAGAAAGCATTTCGTGCTCTCAGCAAATCTGAATTCTCAAGTGTGGTCAGAGTATTAAAAGATGAGATGCTTAAAGGAGAAAGATTCTCTGCTGAAGCCTTAGATCATCTGACCGTTAAGCAGAAACAGGCATATGTGAAACTCAGAGATTTGCTTGATGATACTCGGAATATTCAAAATGAGGCCCGTGCGATTAAAGGACAAAAGCCTTTCACTGCGTTAGAGGCTTATATGTCCAGCCGTTGGGATGGCGCACATCGTCGTCCTGTATTTCAAGCTATTCTTGATAAGAACGGTAACCCTAAGTTTGATGAAAAAGGTGAATTACAGAAGCGTATTGTTTGGTATCTTGCTGACGACAGCAAACGGGGTTTGGAAAAACAATCCAAAGCTCTATTAAAAGATTATCCTGATCTTTTAGTTGATCCTAAATACGATCACATGCTTCGGAACTATAAGAAGCAAACTGATCTGCAATCCGCATATACAACCATGCTGGATGCATTAGGCAGAGATGATCCTGCTGTTTCCCGTATGAAGGAACTTTTGGAAACTCAAACAGTCAACGAAGGAGCCTCGTTCTTGGGACAAGAGAAGCACTTCAAAGAGAAGACTGGAGTTCATGGATTTGTCGGAGATAGGCCCGGTAAGGTTGGTACGTTCAAGGAAGACCTTGCGTTCATTCAACAGCAAATTCAGTATGCTAAGAACGCCTACAACTGGAGTGAAATCCAAAAGGCAAGCCAAGGTATTAAAGATATTCTATCTGATCCTAAACTTAAGCAAGAGCAACCTAACAATCTCAAGTACATTCGTGAATACTATAAGAACGCTGTGGGCCATGGCGAGGCTGCTGCAGTCGCCCACATGACGGATGCTCTTAGAGAACTTGGATTCAATGTTGATCGTGCTGCTAAATATTTAGGTGGAACTAAGACGTACTTTATTTTAGAAAAATTAGGTGCGAGCACTGGAAATTTGGTAGTCAACATGCTGCAATCAGCTAACATACTTACTCATTTTTTGAGTAACGAATGGGCTGGTAACAGGTTCAATATCCCGAAAGCTATTGCGGTCGGTATTCCCGGTGGTATTGCTATGGCTACAGGACACTACCTTAATCTAATTCGGTCAGCCAAAGATATTCCTAATGACATGAAGGGATTCTACGAAAGAGCATTCCAGTACGCCGAGGACAACGGGATCACTGCTCGCTCAATCTACGATGAATCTCCTATCGAAAGCTCGTTCTCTCCTATTATGAAAACGGCCAATGCTTTTGGTAGAACTATTTCGGTTCCCGAAACTTTTACTCGTTCTATTGCATATAATATGGCAGTGCAGTTCTTAAAGGATTCTGGAAAGTTCACTAAAGACATTGATCTATTCCAACGGGCTGAGGAAATGGTGAATGCTGCTATGGTGGATTATCGTACCAAAGAACGTCCGATGGTCTTTTCTAAACTAGGTGCAATGGGTAATTTCCTGAACACTTTGCAAACATATCCTATGAACTGGTACAACCAGTGGAATTATTTTGCTAGAGAAGGAATGAAAGGGAATATTGCCCCGTTCATGGGAGCATTTGCATTGCAGTATGCTTTAGCTGGTTCTATGGGAATGCCATATTTCAACGATATGGACAAACTGTATCAGTTCTTTAAAGATCATCTACCTGCTAAGTATTATGCCCAAGTTCGTGAAAGCGAATTCTGGGATGATCCTAAGATGTGGATGATGAAGAACTTTGGTAGTGCTTCTGTATATGGTTGGCTTAGTGATAAGACTGGTATTGGATTAACTTCTCGCCTGTCTACTCCCGGCATGGAAGATATGCTACAGTCTCCTATTGGGCCTGCAACTGATTTAGCTAAACAAGTATATAATGCTGGTAAAGCTGTTGTTAACCCCAACAGAGACAATGTCGCACAAGCAGCAATGTCTTCTGCTCCAGTAGGACTTCAAGGTCTTGTGGAATATGCTCCACAGTTCCAAGGTTCTACATATGAAAAAGGCCCCAACGGCGAGACAATCGCCATGAGGCCCGGGGCTATCGACCAGCACACAGCAGTTTATAAACGTACACCAGAAGAAGATACCATTCGGAAGTTTGGTCTTCGTAGTACGAAAGAAAGTATCGAAAGAGAAATCAACTATCGTACTAATAGGAACGATTTAGTTGCTGCTGAAAAAGAACGCAGTCTACCTGCTGCTATTTATGCTGCTGCTAAACAAGGAGACAAGGAGGAACTTCGTGATCTGATGACTACCTATATCAAACTACATGGTAGTGATATGACAGAGCAGCAGTGGAATTCTCTTGTTGAACGTAACTATATGACCTCTTCGGAAAGAGCATTTACCAAGAACAATCTTACTCCTATGCAGTTGAGGAATCTTGTTCGTGCTAAATCTCTAATTGAGGATGTTAGAAAAGAAATGCAACAGAAATGAAAACTTCTGACAATGGGATTAAACGGATTGAGCAAAGGGAAGGTAAACGAAACAAGGCATACTTAGATTCTAAAGGCATCCCTACTATTGGGGTCGGTCATACTTCTCCTAACGTTTACATTGGATTGGTATGGACGGATCAGCAGATAGAAGATGCTTTACGTGACGATCTAAAAACGGCTGAGAATTGTGTCAATAAATATGTAATAGTACCGTTGACACAGAACCAGTTCGATGCTTTAGTTTCATTTGTGTTCAATATCGGAGTCAATGCTTTCAGGAAGTCTACATGTCTTAGGCTACTCAATGAGAAACTTTATGACATGGCCGCTGATGCTATGCTGATGTTTAACAAACCTCCCGAAGTTATCGGACGACGACAAGGTGAACGAGAGCAATTCCTAAGCTGAAATGAAAAAAGGCCGGAGGACTAAAATCCTTCCGGCCTTTTGTTTTGTCTATTAACAATAGTTAATCAGAAATGAAATACCTTTACTCCGAACCCTGTATAAGCGTCATGCTTCATAGCAGCCTTTACTGCCTCTTTAGGAGTTAGACCAGCAGCCATTGCACCTAGTGCCACAGGCTGACCACTTCCAATAGCCGCATAAGGTTGATCTACAGCAATCCACCTATCCCAATCATCCCAAGCAAAAATATCTCCTTGCTCTGTTAATACAAGCCCCTTAAGACCTTTGGTTTTCGGGGGCTTTGTTGTTTCTGGCATACTGAAAAATTCTGCCACAGCAATAATATCACTGGCTGTACCTGCAAATCCCATTATGAAATCACAGTGGGGATAGGTAAGTGCATTCGCTTTGAATCGATAAACTTTAGTTTTACCTTTCCACTTACTTGTCCCTTCCGTGAATTGGAGATCGCAGGCCATTGCCTCCTTATTACAGACTACTGTAGTAATTTAAAGCTCCATTAATTCTTGTATTCTAGCTTTCCTGCGACTACATAGATATGGAAAGATATGAATAATAATATTACGACACTTCGGTCCAAAAGCATCAAATCTCCATCTAGGTTTATGATGGGGTTTGTTTTTATTGATGTATGGACCTCTAAGAGTTCCAAATGGGAAAATAGAATGCAATTTTTCCAACACATCCTTATCACACATATCTACCAGCAGATAGGGATGCTTCTCTGAATGAATAGTGAAACATCCCTCTCCTTCAATTAATCCAGCCGCCCACGCTAAATCTGTTTCTTTATACAATTTCGCAAGCTCCGTTTACACAAGCAAACTCCGAGTAGTTAATGACAGAATCGTCTACTTCATATTTGTCGAATTCATCCCAATTAATTTTTGGAAATTCCGAAATTAACTTATTGTATTGCTTTTCGTCAATGTCTTGATAAGGTGCTTGTTTGTAAACATGATCTGAAAACGGAAGAAAGCTAACGCCGCCAATATCATTGAGATTTTTATATACCCAAGCTCCGACCTCTAACCATTCATTTTCTTTCACATAAACAGTAATAGATGGATTATGTTCACACCAATATTTCTTAAACTTTAGATAATGTTCTAGTTGAGTAATGGCATTTACATCTTTTCTAAATACTGCGTTAGTAGGGCTTTTAATCGGAAATGAAAAAACTAGATTAGAAGGATTAGTTACATCAGGTTCGCACGGAACACCATTCTCTTTTAAAAACACAGCAAGAGGGTCTTTATGGTCAGACCGAACTGTTCTGATATAGTAGGGATTATGTCGCGGATGGATCCCACTAGCACTGTCTACTAATTGGGAAACAGTTCCGGACGGCTTTACAGTAGTAATAGAAACGCTGGGAGAAATACCGAGATTTTTAGCAGTAATCTTGTTTGTTTCAATAGCAATTTTCTTCAAATCCTCTAATAAAGTTTCTGAAGGATTACTAGCTAGTAAAGGACTGTCCATAATCCCTGTTAAACTAACTCCTAGTAATCTTTCCTCTTCACAGTTTTTCTGCCATTGTTTCCGGATGTATTTGAAATCAGTGAGTGTAGATTGAAAGGTTCCGAGAATAGTCGCAAGTTCAATCTTTCGTTTAAGACTATCAATAGTATCCGATTCTCGAACGACAACCTCTGACAGATTGCAGAATTCGTATGGTCGGAGAATAATCTCTCCGCATGGATTGGTGCCAAATTCTGCGTCAAACTCTCTGCGACCAGTAGCCTCTGCCTGCTTTCGTGCAGCAATTCGATTAAATACGCCTCGTTCTCCGCTTTTACTTTCATAAAGAGTCTGCCACTCCTTCATAAAGATACCAATGTCAGGACTCTCAGTATACGCCGCAGAGATATTTGCTAAAGCACGTTGCCCTTCGTCAAGCCACCATTGTCCGTTCTTGTAGTTTCGCATCCGTTCATCAGTAAGATTCGACAAGCAAATGAGCGCCGACCGTCGGACTCCCCCGACAACGACCACTTCAGCGATCTTACAGATAAGATCGGAACATTCAACTGAATTGAGTTTTCGCCCAGCAGCTTTTGTAAACAGGGCAACAGTAAATGCGAATAACTCTTCGAGGGGTTTTGGACCAGATGCTCGCCCACCAAAAGTCTTGAGTCTAGCTCCAGAGGCACGGACACGACTAGTATCCCAACTTGGGATTTGCCCTGAATAGAGTAACGAAATAAGTTGACGAAGCGCACTAGCCCAACCTTGTTTAGAATCTGCAACAACAATGACTGTATCAGTGTCATAAAATTCCTCCGACACATCTGGAAGTTTATTTATGTATTGCCGTTCTACAGAATACCCTACACCTGTTCCATTCATCAGAATATACATACACTCGTCAAAGGCACGCACATCATCAATAGGCAGATAGGAGCAGTTATAGCCCGCAATGTTATCTCGTTCTAGAGCAGGCCCAGCAGTCATTAGGGCTCGCATACTAGGCATAATTTCTAAATCATGGACAGCCTTGTAGATGGTGTCATAAGGAAATTGTTCTGGATAGCGTTTCAACCAAAAATCACAGTACCGTTTTACTGTTTCGTCCCATGTCTCTCGACGACCTTCTTTTTCTAACCATCGAGCATATCGGCTTTTTGCAATAAATTGTTGATAATCGTTCAAATGCTATTGTCTTTCTGCTTTTTAATACGTTCTAATTTTTCTACTTGTTTATAAAGAATTGGAATAATCTCTTCAACAGAACCGGAAGCAGATGTATAGAACAAACCATCTTCATCCATCTCTAAAGAATTTTGTTTACGAGCCATGACTTCAGCAAAGGCACGAAGCTCATTCATGGTTTCATTGAAATCCAATTGAGCGGCCTCTAATCCACGTAGGAACTTCTGGAAGGGAGTTATCATTTTTCTTCATTCAACCTAGCTAAAGCATCTTTAAGATACTCATCAAACTCTTCTTCTTCCTGCAATCGTTTACGATAACGAATCTTATTATGATTCTTGTTACGTAATTCTTGCAGGCGTTCGTCTGCTTCTTTTTTACTCACACGCTTCAAGAAGCGCTTCTCGGTTTTGGTCAATTTCACTTTCCAATACTTCTACTAATTCCCACATAGTAAATCCGATAATATCCAGAAATTCTGTTACATCCAGTTTACTAGCAATTAGTTCTTTTAATTCAACTGTCGTTGGTTTCATATGCAAGGTACTCCACAGGGAGTCCAAGCAATGCCGCAAACTCAATCTCCCTTTTAATTCCATAACTCTTATCCCATCCCGGCATACAGTACACGTAGAGTTTGGAACATTTTTCTAAAATAGCGAAATCTTGACGTAGCCACCAGTCCCCATTTTTGATTTCTGTCATCCCATGAACTTCAATCGGGTGGGAGTGAGAGATCGGGCAGAAAATTAATTCTCCCTTTTCCATAAGCTCTGCTGCCTTCTTGCACACTTCATGAAAACGACGTGTGCGTTGCCGTGCAGAAGGAGCAGAATACGGACTGGCTAAATAAGCTAAACCATTAGTAGACATCGCCGTTCTCCTGAATCTTCTTATCTTCGTAAAGTGCAGCTACGCGCCTATAAAACTCTTGTTTGGCACCTTCTAAAGCCCCAAGCACATCGTTAATATATTGGTAACGAAGACCATGGACCGTTATATACTGTGTCAGCAATACTGTAATACAGTAATTAAGTTCTCCTGCATTTTGTGGAGGGTCTTGGTCATTCATTCCTCCAAGTGGATTGACGTAAATTCGTCTTGTAGCGTCAATGTACGGCATTAAGCATTACCTTTATCATAAATAGATTGGCGAGAGCATAACAACTCCAAACACCAAGCCAATTCCAGTCTTGTTTCCATCCTTGTTCAATCCCTGTCCACAGATACGCTAGGCTTACTAGCAGTAGTAGTGTCTTGCTCACGTAAATATAACTCCAAACTTGCTAAAGCATTCCATGCGATTTGAGCACGGTGCAGAAAACCATCAGGATCATAAGGACCGTCAATGGAAAGATTGACCACATGGCGGGCCATAGCATCTGAATAGCGGTTAACACCATCGGGAACCGATTCCCAACCCTTCCAAGAATACTTCTTAGCTCCAGCGGCTGAAACGTCTGCCACGGCCTTACAAGCTCGTGGAAAATAGTCCAGCAATCCTTGAAAAACAGGAGACTTTCCTTCATCCAATTTAGAACCCGGTTCTTTTGGATTCTTACCATTAGGATCTTTCTCAGTTAAATACTTTTCAAAGTCTTCATTAGACATATGTGGAAAATCAAAGATGTTAATCATACTCGTTCTGTAGTAAGTTCCAAAGTTGTCTTAATAGCTTTTCTAGCCCGGCTCCAAGCGCCACATCCCTTACACTGATAGCGTTGATACTTACCAGTAGAAGTGAAACTAAAGCCACGCTTATGAAGATCGGTACTAGCACAATGAGGGCATACAGCAGATTCTGTTTCTGAATAAAGTCCCATATTGGGATGCCCTTTGATCCAAGGCAGGAATTGGTAGTACACTTCTTCAAGCAAGATAACATCGTTCTTGTTATACTCCTCCATGACCTTCCATGCCTCTGGATCGTTATTCATACACTTGATCCAAAGCTCGAAGCCTTCATGTTTACTTTTCTTACCAACTCCTAATGCTTGCGCAACGTAGTCCAACTTGTTAGAAACAAACCGAAACTTATTACGTGCTGTTTTCAGCAAGTCGATTTGCTTGTAAGAAGATGGGGGTTTCATCCCATTAAGCAGGAACTCTTTATTCAACGTCGGAATATCAAATGCAGAACCATTATAGTGGATCACTGCATCAGCTTCTTCCAGAAGTTTGTGAATGCCTTTAAGCATTTTTTTAACTTTAGAGTTAAAGATGCTATCAAAGAAAATCTCTTCGTCACCCAACCATTTAGCTGAGTAACATAACACCTGTCCAGAATCAATTAATCTGCTGAGAGGAATATTTTCCTTCCATAAACTCCAGACATATGCTGTGTTGGGCGACGTTTCAACGTCGAGTAACAATAACTTCATTGAACTGTATCTGTAGAAGGAGCATCGAATGTGTCATCATCTTCTTCCTCTTCTTCAGGAAGGAAATCCATTGCTCCGTTTGCCAATAGAAAATTAATTCCTACTTGTAGGACGAACTCAACTTGGTCTTTATTGAGAGTTCCCTCAAAGGCAATACTCCCGTCTTCATGTAATGTCTTAATTGTAATTTCTATGATTATTCTCCGTTCAGTCGCCGAAGCAACTGAAAAAAATGTTCTGCACTAACTACTGCTAATGGAATATCTCTATCCATCTTCACGATCACCAAAGGCTCATGCTCCCCATGCTCTTGCGCTTGATCGTAATATGTATGAATTTGACTTCTGGCTTTTGATTTAACTTCGATACAATAAGGTACATAATATCTAGCTGCTGGGCTTAATTGTACATCTTCACCATTCTGGCCCATAGCAGTGCTTCTTACATCATCCTCTTGCAGTTTTGGAAACATACTAAGAATGTAATCTCGTACCCATTGTTGCGCTCTGCGGCCTTTGGCGCGCGCGCTTGCTGGTTTCATTCTCCCCTCCAAATTTGACAGACACGACTAAAAGAAATATTGAACTCTTTAGCCACTTGAAAAGATGTTTGAAATCCTTTTCGTGTTTTTATTTCTTCCTTGTCTTCCAAAGATAATTTACCCATAGGACGAACTTCTGTCGGATGTATGTAACGTCCTTTGATAATCATATCTTGAACATTATCATTCCATGTACCCAAAAATAAATGCTCTGGATTTACACACCAAGGATTGTCACATGTATGACATATAATTTTGTCTTCTGGAATAGCTCCGTGATGTAAAAAGTAAGAGACTTGATGTGCCCTAGTCAATCCAAGTTGTTTACAATGCTTACTACCAACTACTTGTGGATAACCGTCCTTATCACCTGCTGTAGCAAATTTCCAACAGCCGTTCGTTTGCTCTACTCTTTGCCAGAAATATTCATCTAAAGATTTGGCGTGGCGATATTTATTAAGTGGTCGTAAATTTTTACCTGTGTAATGTTTCTCAGGTTTAGCTGTTCGCCACTTGGCAGACTGTGGGGTCATTCAATAACCCGTTGGCTAACCGCTCCGCCCATTTCACGTTCTCGCTTAGCGGTTCTGATTTCATCTAAAGAATGGCTTCGATAAACACTAACCCATTCTCCATCGCTATTCTTCTTCTCTAAGATATACTTAACAGAAAAATCTTCGTATGTTCGTTCTACAATCCTATACAATATTAATCTCCAAATTTAGGCGGCTGCCAAATATCGTTTTCCTTCCGCCAAATCCACAAAACTTTTGCATTCATTATGAACTCTTCGTCTGAAGAGAAGCAAGCTCTCGTAGCCTCAAAGAGTTCTCGTTCATTAGTTGCATCCAGTAAGATTCGTCCTGCTTTAACTTTTCCAATTCCTGCTGCACCTTTAACATTGTCAGCCGTATCTCCAACAAGGATTTGTGTATAGAAGTGTGTAAGTCCAGCAAACTCTTCCACTCGTAATATTTCACTGGGTCGAACCCATCGAGTTCCATTGTTTATTCCACTAATTTCAAATGAGTAATGATTGCCGGGGATCATCCGTAAATCTTTGTCGATTGAGCAGATGATTGTTTCATCAGGAGGCCATTCCACTCCAATAGGGAGTGGTCCTTTTCTGAGTTTTTCAGCTTGGCATTGCGCTATTCCTAGAAGATCGTCGGCTTCACAGCAGTCAGCTACTTGTGCGTTATACTTCTCGACTAAGTAGTTCTTTAGGTCTTTTAAGTGTCGCGGTTTTGGGGCCGTTCTATTGGCCTTGTATTCCGGATAAATGTCGTAGCGAAAGTTCTTTTCGCCAGAGAGAAATATTGAAAACTCGTCAGCACCTGTTTCGGCTAACGTGTTGTCAATCATTTCCTCCATTCGCCATATCGCTCTGCCTAAATCGTCGTTTTCAGCAGATGCGGCTGATCGAAATGCAAAAAATGTCACCATCTAAAAGAGCTTTCAGATGGACCTCCTTCCATTAACTATTGTTAATACTGGAGCGGGTAGTCAGTAACGATCTGATCTATTACAGTTTGGAAGACTGCCGTGTATCCATAAACACTTTACCCGCATGGTGCCGAATGAGAGAATCGAACTCCCGTAAACGGATTACAAAACCGTCGTAATACCACTATACTAATCCGGCTGGTCGGGATGCTTGGTGTCGAAACCAAGATTGTGCAGCCTACGGCTACCTGACTTCGTTAGTCGACATCCCTTATTCTTTATTTAGCGATAATAGAGAAGCCAAATTTAGAATAATCGTCCGAGTAAGAGCCGGTCAACTTAGTAACCAGTCGGCGGACATACTTCCTAGCTTCTTCATAAGAAGCAAACTTCTTACTGTTGTAACGCTTGTTAAGCAAACGGATAATATACACTTTATTTCCTTTTTCTTTATTCAACTAAATTACGAATCTTTGCAGCAATGTTAGTGGCTCTAGCAGATTCTTTATGGTGAAACTCAGAGGCTTCTTGGGCTTTCTGAACAATCTGCTCATAATCAAAAGCTGATTGTGTATGTTGAACTGCTTTGTCTTCTAATTGCTTTGCAAGTTTAACGAACTTGCTGATTAATGAATCAACTGTTGAAAACATCTAAACCACCCTTTTCGTCGTTATATTCTGTTGCAAACACCCAATCAGTATACTTCTGAGCTAACTCAATCACGGCATTGGGGTCCAAGGCAGCCTTTGCGCCCGGAGAGAGGGTTTCCACAGCACTCGACAGGCTGCTCTGTTTCACAATCAGCACTTGCCGTGCTGCCCTCTCCTCCTTCGTTTCGTAATTGCTGCCACTCACACGAGTCGTACCGGAAACACCCGGGCTGGCTACGTTTGTAGTGTTGTTTGCACCAACAGGTGCTACCGATTTCCATTCGTCGTATCCTGCATCATTTTTACCAGTAGTAACTTCTACTGTTTGTCCAACATATTCTTGAACTCGTTTAAAAACTTCCGGGTTACTGAAAGAACGAATTGTCCACTTCTTTTCTTCACCACGAAGATCATAAATAACTACAGCGTTACTATAACCTTTACCCCGGCCACGACCGGGAACATTCTCAATACTAACCGATTTAATTAATACCAGCATCAATTTCCTTTATTAAAAATAAATACCTTATATAAATATTGTAACATTAATTGAACTTTAAGTCAAGTTTCGTTTCTACGAAACCCAGACGAGCTTCACAAGCGAAGCTCAACCATTTCCTTCTTGTTGAGTCCGTACTGGACCTCGGCAGTTAAGGGTAATGAAAAATCATAATCAAAGACTTGTTTACATAGTTTAGGTACATCTTCAACTGCCTGATTCAAAATCCTACCAACTGCTTCTACTTCATTCTCTGGACAATCCGCAACAATACTATCGTGAATCGTCGAGATCAAGATAGCAGTAAGAGCAGATTCCCTCAGCAACTTCCTCGCTTGTAAGCGGGCTAACATGACAAGATCGGCACCAAATCCCTGAACAGGATAGTTCTTGATGATTGTTTCCGGCCACGGTTTCCTCTTGCTGTAGTCCGGAGTGATCGGAAATATCCGTCCGCTGGGAATCTCCAGATACCGATTCTCGATTGCGAACTGAATTAGGTGTTTGTGCCATTCAGCAATTCCTTTATACTTGGTGTAGTATTTATCAATTACATCTTGCCAATAATTCTGACTGCTTGAGATAGGAATGAATAAGGGATCAACAGTGAATCCGTAGGCTGATGTTCCGTATAACAATCGAAACTTAAAGAATTTCGCATCCCTACGCTCGTTAAAACCAAGTAACTTCCTGTTCTCTTCGTGAAAGTTAACCTTGTCTCGAACTTCTTGACAAAGAACTGGATCGCCACTTAGCTCCGCTGCTACAACTACCTCTAGACCTGATACGTCACAATTAACTAACATTCATTCTCAATACCATAAACCAAGTGTTAGTTGCTGAGTTAACGGTAGCTGGTTGAAAAGGCTCCCATCCGTAATAAATGGCATTATCCACTTCTCTTTTAAAGTCAAGAAAGAGAAAACCGACTATAGTTTTGTATTTATATTTCAAAATCTGCTCACCAATAATTCATCTACATCACCACTGAAATTCTGCATGTTCGGATTGCTACTGCTAAGGCGACCAGTAGCAGCAACAACTTGGTTGTATTGCCCATGAAGATACTCACCCCATTCCATTTTCTCTAGGAGTTCGGGCATCTTTCCGTAGTACGTATCCAGTAACTTCGCTTGTTCTGCACGTGCAAGTAGTAACTCCACGATACGCTTATGGGTTTTGGTCGGGTTTTTGAGTTGTTTAAGTACATCTTCGCCTGTCGCATAGATCGGATATTCCTTTTCCTCAACTTTGCTTTTGAGCTTAGTCTCTGAACCTTTAATCGGATTGAACAATGTCGGGCACCTAACAATGTTCGTGACATATCTATTCCTCTCATACTCTTGTCCTTTACGTGGTCCTGACTTATAGATCAGTTTATCAACGTGGGATACACGAGTAAGCTCAAATGCCCCGCCATAAAGTAGACAACTAAGCTGATGCCCGCTATCAAGGTTGCAATCGTCAGGAGCATTGAGCAGCTCACGAAGCTCTTTTGTAAGAACTTGGAGGGACTCTTCTGTCTCCACAGCTTTTTGTTTACATTTTTCAACATCAAACTTAATTCCATTCCATTCCATTTCTTCCAGAACTAACAAATCTAAACCCATCACCATACACAGTCGTTTCTGACGGTCGGTCATAGCTTTTTGCTGAGCCAAATAAAGTTTATAGGTTAGCTCAACATCTAACTTATTGTAGGCCGTTAGTTCTTCGGCAGGAATCTCGTCTGTTTGAATTCCTAGATTCCAGTATTCCTCAATACGCTCACTCTTTTTCCACTCTGGATTAAATCTTGCTAGCGCCTCGTTAAGCGATGGATAAGAACCTTGTTGTCCTCGCAGGATAAACTCGGCAATCTGACAATCCCACACTCGAACCCTATCGTTCCATTTGATCCCATATCTGCGCGCCCAATGAAGATCGTATTTAGCATTGTAGGCAACAATCAGATCAGCATTCTCTAGTGCATACCGTAATGGTCTAAGGAATTCAATGTCTGTATAGTAGGCACAATCTATTTCCTTGTTGTCATCCACCTTAACTGAATAGCATACCATCTTGTTACTCGCCGTAAACGGGTTGCCCTTGTTAATGGTGGTGGCTTCTACGTCGAAAGTTATAACGATAATTCTTCCTCCGCCCTTTGTCTAGCTTTTAACGCCTCTTCATACGATGGGCCGGTATATAGTTGTATGAATTTTCGATTGATATTAATAAATGCTTGATATGTTTTAGTAACTAGGCCTTTAGCAT